GAACGGTTATAACTATCTCGTGCTATCCGTAGTCGTAATCGTGTCCATACTTATAAGGTGCGTCGGTTCAGCGATAGTGGTCATCGACGACGTGTCTCGCTTACCCGCCGCCGCCGTCCTATGGTAGAAATTTGGTATGCAAGACGCTAGGCCAAATTGATTAAAAATGCAAACGTCCACCAGCGAAGGACTTGTGGCGAGAAACACTCTGGAACGAAAAAGATTAGTATACTCTTTAAGGAGGTTCGTTTAATGGGTATGAAGCGTCTGAGTTGGGGCGATGTGTACGACCGGTTGAGGGGTGCGCCACCCGGAAAGCTCTTCGGTGTGCCTCGTGGTGGTGCCGTTGTGGCAGGGTTGACGGGTAGGGCGGTTGATAGCATCGAGGATGCGGATGCTATCGTGGACGACATCGTGGATAGTGGAGCAACACGGGAACGGTATGCAACGCATGGCAAACCGTTCTGGTCTCTTTACGAGAAGAGTGATCGAAGCGAATGGGTAGTGTTTCCGTGGGAGGAGCGTGACCTGTCGAGCGACCTGCGTGACACAGTGATCCGCCAGTTGGAGGCTATTGGTGAAGACCCGAATCGGGACGGTTTACGGGACACGCCCAAACGGGTGATCAAGTCGCTCATGGAGATGACCGCTGGCTACGGGGAGGAACCGGCTAGCATTCTTTCAACGACCTTCGATGTGGAGTACGACGAGGTCGTGATACTGCGGAACATCCCGTTCACAAGCCTGTGTGAGCATCACATGTTGCCATTCACAGGAACGGCCACGGTAGGCTATCTTCCCGGTAGACGTGTGGTCGGGCTATCAAAGCTCGCCAGACTCGTTCATTGCCACGCAAGGCGATTGCAGGTGCAGGAGCGTATGACACAGGATATAGCTCGGGACATTGACCGGCACTTGTTTACCCGTGGCGTTGCCGTGGTGGTCACCGCAGGGCACTCGTGCATGTCGTGCCGTGGCATAGGCGTTTCGGGTAGCGAGATGGTCACTTCGGCCATGCTCGGGAGGTTTCGTGAAGACCAGTCTTTGCGTGCTGAATTCATGGGCTTGCGATAACGTTAGTTATTATGTTGCATTAAACAGGGAGACAAGCTGAGATGGCTGAGGAAAATAAGGAACCTGAGAAGGCTAAGGAAAGGAGTCAATTTGACGGTACTATGCGTAGGCTACCGGACGGTACATGGGTACCGAGGAGAGGGCGTGCGGCGAAGTTTACGGACGCTTCCATAATAGCGGCTCTGCATAAGACTCGGGGACTGGTTTACCTTGCTTCGCAGGTTCTCGGCTGTACTCCGTTGACCATTTTTAAACGGGCGAACAAGAGGCCCGAGGTGCGGAGTGTCATTGAGGACGAGCGTAATCGTGTGGTTGATTTCGGCGAACTCAAGTTGATTGAGGCCGTGCAGCGTGGTGATGCGTGGGCAGTGTGTTTTCTACTGAAGACGCAGGGTCGCCGTAGAGGCTACTCGGAGCGGTTTGAGGTGGAGGATATCCGCCGAGAAATGGAGAGCATTCGCCTTGAACTTGCAAGCGCTACTGGAAGAAGCCCGGGAACTCCGCCGACTCGTTTCACACAAGACCGGATCGGTTATCCCGAATTGTCCAGTTGAGTATGCCCATTCTCGTGGCTTGCGGTTGACCCCGCAGCAGGAGCGTATCTTGTACGCTCTTAATCAGCCGCCTTATTCGGTGCTAGTCCGTGCGGCGCACTCGGTGGGCAAGACATTCGTCGCCGCCGTTGCGACCGCATGGTTCTACGACCGGTTCAACCCGGGCATCTGCATGGCCACGGCACCTGTTCACTATCAAGTGAAAGACCTCCTCTTCAGGGAGCTTCGACGGGTAAAACACGACGACCCGAACTGGCTCCCGAAGGCCACACGACTGGAGTCCTCACCAGACCATTTCATCCACGGTATGACCGCTTCTAAGGGCGATGCCTTTCAGGGGCGGCACATGTCCGAGATGATGATCGTGTTCGATGAGGCAGCTGGCGTGGATGTGATGTACTGGGATCGTGCCAAAACGATGGTGGAGCCGGGTAGGCGTGGGCACTTCTTTCTAGCCATCTACAACCCGTACGACATCAGTTGTCCCGCCTACATTGAAGAGCAACGAGCGACCCATACCGTTCTGGAGATCTCGGCACTCGAACACCCTAACGTGCAGAGTGGCATGGAGATGGTACCCGGGGCGGTGACCCGTGCCACGGTGCATTCTCGTGTGCATGAGGAGTGCAGAAGGATCGGCCCCGGGGAGGATGTCCCGCCGAACGCCTTTCAATGGGAGGGGCAATACTGGCTCCCAGAGAGCCCGCTATTCGAGGTGCAGGTTCTGGGGCGTTGGCCCAGCCGCTCGGTGGCATCGGTATGGTCTGATCGGGCTCTTGAGAACCTCCAGAAGCCTGTGCAGGTTCACCCGGAGTGGTTGGTGCAGATTGGTTGCGACCCGGCACGGTTCGGCGACGACAGGACGGCGATATGTATTCGCAAGGGCATGGCGGTTATTCACATGGAATCGCACCGTGGTTGGAGCCTGAACATGACCGCCGAGCGATTGAAGGAGTTGTGTCAGACCTATAGCCAAAACGGCCAGCAGGCGACACAGATACCGGTATTGATTGACGCAGCCGGGTTGGGTGCAGGGTTGGTGGACATGCGTGGCGGTGGTGCCACGCGGTACAATTTCGTCGAGGTGAACAGCAGTCTGAAGTCTAGGTGGGAGGGAGATTATAATAACCTCCGCAGTGAGTTGTGGTTCAACGCCAGTGAGCTGGCGGACTCCGAGCAAATCTCAATTGCTCCGCTACCAGATGACATCAAGCAGGGATTGATGCTAGAATTGCGCCAACCCATTTTCACGCTGGATAGCCTCCAGCGGAGGATGGTTGAGGCGAAAGCGATGACAAAACGCCGTTTAAAGGCATCGCCCGACCTTGCAGACGCATTCAACCTTTCGTGCCTTATCCGTTCGGACGGCGGGTTTACCGAGCAGATTACGGGACGTGTGTAGTGAGTGGTGAGTTCGCACAGCGAACGAACGGAGGCGAGCATGAACAGCAAGGTCGCAGTTGGCCCTAAGATTATCTCCGAGTCAATGAACCTTTACGGCGGTCTGCCCGGGTTCCCAACCAGTGGCGACGACCTGTTCGCCGAGGTCGGCCCGTACGGGTTCATGGATGGTGGGTACGGTACACAGTACCTCTCACGCCGTGATAATCGACTGTCCGGCGAGCTATTGCCACTCTACATCAACTGGTGGCAACTCAAGCAGCTGCGTGACCGTTCACGGTTCGTGTGCCGAAATAATGAGTTCGCTATCGCAGCCATTAACGCACATCGCAACTATGTGGTCGGTACAGGGTTCACCTATACGGCACAGGCACGACAGGACAACACAGACCCGAAGTTGATTCAGAAGGTGCAAGACCTCATTGACCTGTGCTGTGAACACAACCGCATGAGCGAGATCGAGTCCGAGGCCGTGCAGCGTTACCACGCTGACGGGGAGTTCTTCTGGAGACTGTTCCGTGGCGGGGACGGTTTACTGCGTGTCCGTTTCGTGGAGCCTGAACTGGTTCGCAGCCCCAACGACGACAACACGCCCGATAACTCGTTCGGTGTACTGTGCCGTGGTGAAGACCTGCACGACCGGTTGGCCTACTGGGTGGTAGAGAAACCGTGGGAGACCACGACACCGACCCGGGTGCCAGCAGAGCAGATCATCCATGTACGAGCTAATGTGGAGAGTAATTCAAAGCGGGGTCTGCCAACCGTCTACGCCGTGGAGAGTAATCTTCGTAGTGCGGAGGATGTGCTTCAGTCGATGATCGCCGTGGCAAAGGCCCGCAGCAAGATTGCGGTCATCCGCAAACTGAACGACTCACCTCCCGAGGCTGTGGAAGAATTCAACCGCAAGGCGACAGACTACACGGTGCAAGACCCGGCATCCGGGTACCGCACGAATATCAGCCACATGGGATACGGCACTATCCTCACCTCGTCCGGCAATGTCGAGTACGACTTCCCGGCCATGAACATCGGTGCGGCAGACCTTGTGGAGACATTGTCCGCAAACCTGCGTGCCATAGCTGCCCGGTTCGGTATCACCGAGACCATGATGTCCACCGACGCAAGCAACAATAATTACGCCAGCGCACTTGTGGCCGAGGCCCCTGCGGTGAAGACATTCGAACGCATGCAACGTCTCCTCGGGCAGGCCATTGGCGAAAGGCGCACACGACCAGAGAGGTCTATCTTGTGGATGCAGATCGCCCACGCCGTGGACATCGGTCTACTTCCCGGGGATGTGATGGATCGCATTACCATCCGGGCAAAGGGGCCGGGGCTCATCTCCCGTGACTACGACCGTGAGGCCAATACAGCGAAGACTTATCTTGATATGGGCGTGTGGTCACCGCAAACCGTGACCGTTGAGTCCGGCAAGAACTTCGAGGAAGAACAGCGAAACATCCAGAAGTTCAAGGAGGAAGCGGCTAGCCGAGAGCCACAGGCCGGTTCTCAGGACGGCGTGAGTACCGGGGTGAACGACGGTGGCACCGAACAGGTTCAGGACACCGCACTCAACGGTGCCCAGATCGGTAGTCTCGTGGATCTGGCCGTGCAGGCGAGTGCGGGTGCGTTGCCCGTGTCGTCGGCGAAGGCAATTGCCCGTGCGGCGTTTCCGTCCGTGCCGCAGACGCTACTCGAAACGATATTTGCGGAGATCAAACCGAATGGGCTATCAGCAACCTCCACCACGCCGGAAAGGGGTGCCACAGCCCCGAGTGAAAAGGCTCCACCAGCTCTCGGTTTGTGATGCGGAAATCCTCCAGTATGCCCCGATGATCACGGCTATGGCAAGGAGGTTCTACGGGATGTACCGCAATCGTGGATCTATCGAAGACTTAATTCAAACCGGCTGGGTCGGGTTGCTGGAAGGCTTGCGAAGGATAGATGCCGATAAGCTGGGTGAACGGATCCCGTGGGTCTACCTGCGTGCGTGGGTATGGGGCGAGATCAACCGCTCCATCAACCCGGAGACGAAACGGATAGAACCCGGACAACTACTCTCCATGCCCGGGAGGGAAAGCGACCAGCTGTCCGTCTCCGACTTCTGGATATATGTGAACGGGTTCCACCCGACCATCGCCGAGTTCGTTCGCATGCTCGTGAACGAGGGCGAAACACCCGAAACAGCGTGCAATCGGATGGGTATCGCACATGTGAAGCCGGGCCACATGGTTAAGATAGTGAAGGATTATCTCGTGGAGGTCTTCAATGGATGCGACGATAAAAAGCTCCCAGACAGCCGAGGCTAGCATGCCATCCCAGACTACCCGAACCGTCACAGAAGATAAGGCCGAGGGGTCGAACGTGATTCGTGGCGTGAAGGTGATTGGCACGGAGTCTTTGAACGGTCGTGTCTATCCCATCTCTGTTTTGGAGAGGTGTTACAAACTGTACGAAGGTGCGCTTGTGAACATCAACCACAAGCTGGGCGACGAGGGCCGCAGTTACAGCGACCGCATTGGTCGTGTGGTGAATGTGCGTTGCGAGGCGGATGGCGTGTACGGTGATCTGGTTTATAATCCCCATCACAAGGATGCTAAGAGCCTTGAGTGGTGGGCCGAGAACGACCAGAAGGCCGTTGGGCTGTCGCACATGGCACAGGTGAAATCAAAGTGGACACCGGAAGGAGTTGAGGAAGTGACGGACATCGCAAAGGTTGAGTCGGTTGACCTCGTTGCCAATCCGGCGACCACGAAGGGCTTAATGGAGAGTGTGGACAAGCCCAGTAAGGCCAGTAAGACCAGTAAGACCAATAGCGTCTCCGAGGCGGATTTCTTTGACGAGATTGCAAAACGACTGGAGAGCCGTATGGGCACAAAGACTCGCACTGAGGGATATAAAATCGGTGGCACCCAGATTGATGCCGCATGGGTGGAAGCTCTGGAGGAGAATCTCGGAACCCTACGGCGTGTGGCAGCGACACTTAAGAAACAAAATGCGGTCTTCAAGGACACCGTTGAACCGAGGTTGTTCTCGCAATTAAACGACATTGCGTCAGGTATAACCTCCGCCTCGGAGAAGTTTGCTGCCGTATTGCGAGATGTCTGGGAGGGCAGTTACCGAAATAAAAAACTCAAGGGCGAAGAGAAAACCATGAAAACCATGAAGGCTGAGGCAATGCCGAATCACAAGGTGAAGTTCATGAACACCTACGGCGGGTGGAGAACTGCGGTGAAGTCTGCGGGTGCCGTGAAGATTGACGGCGACAAGGACATTGCGACCGCCCTCGACAAAAACGGCCGAGGTGTCGGTGAGTGGGATGGTGAGAAGGGTGAGGTTTACATTTTCTCTGAGTCAATGGCAAAGGAGTCCGATATGGGTACAGAAGAACTATCTGCAATTCTCTCCGATAGCACGATGGATGATGCCGCAAAGATTGCGGCCATTCAGGAGCTTATCTCCCTCGCTTCCAGTGGGGACGAGGAGGGTGGCGAGCTGCCTCTGGGTGAAGCCGAGGACACTCCGAAGGACGAGGATGACAAGAAAGAAGAACCCGTGACCGAGTCCGTTCGGCTCCGCAAGAACCCGGCAATGCGCAGGCTAATCGAGGAGGTGGAGACTTATCGCCTTCGAGACAAACGTGAGCAACTGGTTCGTGAGGCACGGAAAGCTTGCGATGTCCTCCCGACCTACGCCGTGACCGAATCGTTCGTCGGCGTGCTTGCCGACAGCGAAAAGAAGAATTGGAAAACTCTCATCGAGGATCGTCGTCGTGTGATCTTCCGTGGAGAGAATCCCATCAGTGCGGTTGCCACGGGTGGCGAACTTACCGTTGATTCCCTTGTGAAGGCCCTTCGTTCCTAATCCAACTGGAGGTTAATATGGCTATTGTTCAGTATCTTTACGGCGACACCAATCCGGTAATAACCGGGTTCAACGGACTGGCCAACGCCATTGAGGTGGGTGACTTGATCGCCCAGCTTGACAGCTCCGGGGCAGGCGCAATACCGCCCATTCAGCCAGCGTCCGCCTTCCAGTGGACGACCGACATCGCCACAACGCAGACGAACTTTGTCGCAAGTTTCCTCGGCGTGTCCGGCCAGCAGCGAACAGCCAATGCCAACCGCATTTTCGGTAACTCAACCGACTACGCAATTCGTGTGAACACGACTGGCGTGTACGAGTTCGATTACGACAATGCGGCACCAGTATCGCCGGGAACCTTTGTCGGCCCAGCAAAGGCTTCTGGTAACGCCCTACAGAATCAGCTCCTCACAAAGGTGCCTACCGCAGTGCGGGCCATTGGCGTCGTGGTGGAGAACCCGGTCACCCCAACCAGAATCAAGGTTCGACTGCTCTCCACAGTTACGCCTTATTCGAAGTAACCAAACAAGACAAGCTTCAAGGAGATCACACACATGGCTATTGAGCATAAGCTGAAGAGGGTTTGCGAGTCGAGCGGCGTGGCGGCTACCGTCAACACGCTGAAGGATGCCATCGCTGAACGGAAGATCAGCGTGGGAGACTTCTCCATCCGCCGTATGGCGGAGGCGTTCATCGGTGAGGGTTGGAGCGATGTCCTCCAACGCAACGTGACTAATCGGGTCGCAGAGGCCTCGGATGGCGTGTCTGCCTCGCTGTTCACGGCGATTACTGGTCAACTACTCGTGAACGAGATTCGTGAGAAGTACGAACTGGCATCCCTTCTGGGAGACCAGTTGGCCACTAATATCCCCGTGACCAACGGTAACCTCGGTACCCAGAAGGTGCCGTACCTGTCCGATGTGCGTGATCTCGGCGAGAAGCTGGAGGAAGCGGAGCCTTATCCGCAGACCAGTTTCGCCGGTCAGTTCATCAACTACCCGGGCATCGAGAAGCATGGTCGCATTTGCTCCGTGACCATGGAGGCTATTTTCAGCGACCTTACCTCGCAGATTCTGGATTCCGCCCGTTCGGTTGGCACCATGCTGGCCGTGACAAAGGAGTACAAAATCCTTCAGGTCGTTCTCGGTATCACCAACAATCACAACTGGAACGGCAACAGCCTGAATACTTACCTCACGACCGGTTCGTGGATAAACAAGTTAACAGGCTATAGTCTCTCCGATTGGACTTCAGTGAACACGCTTGAGCAACTCTTCGTGAACATGACGGATCCGGTCTCCGGTTATCCGATTATGGTCGAACCGAAGCAAATGCTTGTCATGCCCGCCTTGAAGTACACCGCAAGGAACATTCTCAACGCCACCGAAGTGCGCCAGACCGCACCCGGTTACGCCACTTCCGGTGACCCGAAGCAAACCGTTTCGGCCAACCCACTGGATCAGAACTACCAGATTCTGACCAGCCCCCACGCCCTGAAAGCCCTTGTGGACTCCGGTGTCACCGCCGTAAACGCCAACAGGCGGGTCTATCTGGGCGACTTTAAAAAGGCGTTCGTCTGGAGGGAAGCAAAGCCCCTCACCATCGTGGAAGCCCCAGCAGGCAACCCTCTGGAGTTCAATCAGGACATCGCTATGGCTATTAAGGCCAGCTGGATGGGCGTTGCTGGTGTTCGTGATCCCCGCTATGTAGTCCTCGGTTCGGAGTAATTACAATGGCGAAGAAACCCGAGCAGCACGAGGCGGTTATCAAGCCCTCTGAAGAACCAATCAAGAAGTGGACGGTTGAGCTACCGTATTGTCCATCCGTAACGATTGAGGCTTCCACGCAAGAAGAAGCTATCAAAGCGTACAATACGCTGATGGGTATCACGGCAACCGAAAACGCTTACAAGGTGAACTGATGTCCACTATCTCCGAACAGGTTACCGCCATCTCCGTGATGCGTGGCAACCTGCTTCAAGCTCTGAGTACCGACGCATTGAACCCTCAGCCGAGCTATTCGGTTGGGGGTCAGTCGGTCAGTCGCACGGAGTGGCGTGAGTCGTTGTTACGCCAGATTGGCGACCTGAATAAGATGGCGGGCATCCTCCAACCGGCAGAGGTGAGGTCGCAGATTTACTAACATGCCGACCATTGATGTATCCGACGACTATCTGGTATTTGACAATCTCCAAACCGTCGAGGTGACTAATCCAGACGGTGCGTGGAGGCGGGTCGAGAATTGTCTAATGCAGGGCGTTGATAACATCCTTACAGACCTCGGGGACGGTTCGCTAGGCTACCGCACCTTCACGACATGGCACATGTGGCGTAAGCCGCTTTTTGTTAGTGTGGGTTTGAAGTGGTCTGCTGACGGGAGATTACTGTGGCGAAGCGGCGGTGGGCTGAGTGTGTTGACTAACACGTTCGTGCCGCAGCTGAACTGTAAGATCGTGGACAGTCGTGGCGTTGTGTGGTGGGCTTCGGCCGTGAACCTTGATGTCTGGGGCAACAAGTACCAGATCGAGGCCGAGGCGGAGTCTGGTACGGTTCAGCAGGAGATAGTACTGCCGTGAGTAGTTCTTACTACTACGACATTCTGGATGCCCTGAAATCACGCCTCGTGGCGGCGGTTACTGGAGAGAGCCCGTCCGTGAGTGTGGCACTACGAAAGCGTCCCGTGCAGCTACCAAATGACCCGTTCCCGATGCTGGTCATCGCACCTACCGAAGACGGAGAAATAATCGGCGACGAGGACTTTACCCGTGGCGTGACCTATGTGTACCCGGTAATCGTGTCCATGTTTTCCCGTGGAGACCGTGACCAGAGTCTTGACCCGGGCAGTTACCTCGGGTTGCGCCAGAAGGTGCGAAACGCCATCTATCAACCTTTGCTCACTGGTGTGGACAGCGTGTTCGATGTGCAACTGGTTCCGGGCGGTGCGTTCATTCAGACCGAACTACGCCAGAATGTGGATGTGACGAACATGCGTGCGAACTTCTTAAGCAGAGAAATAAGGGAGAGTTAACATGCCGTTTTCTCATAATGTGTCGATCAACTTCAGCGACTCCGGTGCGCCGGGTGCGGCCAGCCAGATTGTCGCGACTGGGGACGGGCAGGTGAACATCTCGGTCGCGTACCCGGACAACGCCAGCAACTTTCTTGCTACATTGCAGGTGAAGCATCAGAAGATTAAAAATGTCGTTATGTGGTCTACAACGGACTGCACCGTGACCCCGAGGATGGGGGCCACGCCAAGCGACACCATTATCCTCGCCGCCAACCAGATGATTATGAGCGGGGAGACAATGCCAAACGGCACCGAGCTTTTTATCGCTGACTGCGATCAGGTCGCCATTACAGCCCTGAATGGCGGTACGCTACACATCCATGTTCTGGAAGATGTCTGATCCCTTTCAAGGAGATTGAACCATGCCCTACTACGCTGGCAAACTGGCGAGCTTCAGCTTCGCCGGAACCGTTTTCGCGATGGACAGCTGGACGCTGGACGAGAATGTGGAAGAGGTCGAGGTGACCAATTTCACCACAGTCGATCCCGCATACCCGTTGAACGGCGCGGTCCGTGCCGTTGTCCCGGGCGTGCCCGGTGGAACCTTCACGGCATCCGGCCCCTACACGGGTTCGGCTCCATTGAAGGGAACCTATGGCACAGCCATCTTTGGCGTTGGTCAGGGTAATGCCGCCAGTCGCACCGTCTTGATCACGGGCGTGAAGATTAGCACGCAGGTCAAGGACAAGGCGACGGTGGAAATTTCCGGTTCCGTAACCATCATCCCCGGTTGATGGTGAAACATGGCCACGCCTGAAAATCTGGTCGGAAGGCTGGCCGTTTTGGAATACGGTGGGGATGGCGATGTCGTGGCCCCTGTGTGCCAACTGCACGCCGACACCTACCAGATTCAGATCACCAGCCCAACGATTGACATCACGAACATTTCCATCTACTTCAAACAGGGGCTGACGATTCCATGGGTACCGCCCGTGAAAGACCCGAAAGCCCCTGAAATGCAACAGTTCGCAGACAACCTTAAAAAACGCTATCAGCAGTATGGCACGCCCGGTCAGGTCGTATCCTCCAATCTTCGGAGGGCACGAATAAGCATTGGCGGGTTCTGCTATTCGCAGGAGTCAACCCCGCACATCGGTAACCACGCCTATGTGGTACTGACACGAAGGACGCAGTTCAATGTCGGGGACACCGTTGGTCGTGTCCGCATTAAAGGCATTGTCAGCGATTTCTCTATAGATCAGACTATTCGTGGGGCGATGAAGTGGTCTTGTCAACTTGACAGCGACGAAGACTTTGATGTTACCCAGAGGTAAGCATGAGAACTATTTCGGAAGCACTAGGCGGTTCCGTAGAAGGGATCACCTATACGGCAAAGGACGGGCGAACCCACGAGGTTCGCCCACTCACTTTAGAGAGAATGAGCCTGTTCGAACGGTACCTTGAGTCCCGTGCGTTTGAGGCGGTGCAAAGTCGCCGTGAACTTCTGGGCGACAGTTACAGCGAGGCATTGTCTTCTGTCACTCAGGACATCGTGTCGGGCAAGTATGTGTTCACAGGGCCAGTGTGCATGAAGGCCATCGACACGCTGGAAGGTCAGGTGGCACTACTGGCCATCCTCCTCGGCGTAGACCGTATACGGGCAAAGAAGCTCATGCTGGAAGATCCCCTCGGCGTGAAGGAGGCCATGTCCCTGATGATGAAGCAGTCGCAAACGGACAGTGAAGGGCTTGTCCCTTCGGGAAACACGGAGGGGGAGGCGAAGTAATAATCCCCCACTTCCCGCAGATTGTCGCCAACCTGCTGGACGAGCCTTACCTCCTGAGCATGGACGAGATTAAGCGGTTAACACCGAAACAGGTGAACTGTCTTTACATGCGACCCAGAGACGACAAGGGTACACCGAGGGCGATACCGTACGAGTTCGATGGCGAAGACCATGTACACAGAATGGCCCGATCTCTGATGGAGACATCCGGTCTGACAGAGGCTGAAGCTCGGAGATATATTCATGGCGAGCGTTGACACAGGCATGCAGCAACTGGCGAACATCTTCGCCATGCTCGCCCAGAAGGCGAAAGACGCTGCCGATGCTCTGGGTAAGTCGGGTTCGTCCGCTCAGGCGATGGCGAAGGATTCACAGGCGTTCGACCTCGCACCCCTGTCGCAGGCCATTGCAACAGCCACGAAGGCTCTACAAAAGAGTGCCAGCGGACTCAAGCTGGACACGCTCAACGCTGTGGCCCTTGCCACCACAAAGAACCTCAACGCCCTGCCACTACCGAAGACAACGATGAACCTGAACAAGGTCGTCCTGTCCTCCGACAAGGTGAACAAGAGTCTCACTGACCTCGCAGCTGCCATTATCGAGAGCGAAAAGTTTCAGGAAGCCCTTGCGAACCAGTCGAAGAAGGCCGTGCAGGGCCTGAATGAAATCGTCAAAAGCTCCGGTATCCTTGCGACGAATATGGGCCAAATGGGGTCTGCTGTTCAGTCGATGGGGCAGGTTGCGAAGCAGGCGAACATTGCGGCGAATAACCTCGCCCGGTTGTCTGAGAATATTGCGGGAAGCAAGGAGGCTGCGGAAGCCGAGAAGGATGTGGCGGACAGTTCAAAGGAAGCGTCTGCGGAGCTTAAGAAGATTGCGGCAGATGCTGCTGGTGCCGCAAAGGGCCTGTCGTACATTGGTGTCGCCGCCGGGGCCGCATTTACCGGAGTTGGCAAGTCTGTGAGTGCGTTGATGACTGGCCCGCTTGCGGTGGCTGGTGTCGCCACGGGTGCGTTCACGGGTCTGGTGAATGTCATCGGCAAGTTCGTGGGTGCATTGAATCCGGCGTTAATGGAGCAGCTACAGATGGCATTCGACGACCTGTTTGCGGTCGTTGGCAGGGCCCTCGTTCCGGTAATGGGTGCGGTGATCCCTATCGTGCGAACCTTTGCGGATGCGTTGGTGCCTGTAGTGGAGGGTATGAAACCGGCGATGGAAGCTCTTGCAAACACACTGATCACGATGGCGGTGCCGTTTATTCAACTCTTCGCCTCGGCCCTAAACGCCGTGACACCGTTCGTGACGCAGTTTGCCAACGCTGTAAGCTCTGCGGTTGGCCCGTTGATAGACCAGTTGCTCCCGGTCATCTCCTCACTTGTGCCAGTATACGGTGCGATCTTCGCAGGGCTGTCGCAATTACTTCCGGTGATCCTGAGCATCGTGGGGGAGCTGTTTGCGGCTGTGGCACCACTGGTGGAGATACTGGCTGCGGCCCTTGTGCCGATTATTAGTCTCGTTGCCTCAGCCCTAAAGTCGTTTGGTGAGGCACTCAAGACGTTGGTCGGCTGGATAGCATGGTTCACACGAAAGAGTGCGAACGCACTCCTCGGGGAAACCGGCCCCACGAGACTCAAACCGGTCGCCACTAATCCGGGTGCCTCTCTGGGTGCTGCCGCAAGACAGACGAACTTTACCTCATTTGAGGAGTTTGCCCGCTCATTGATTGTCGCATCGTTCGGTTCTGGAGCCGGGGATGCCGACGCCAAAACGGCGGAGAATACGCACAAGATCGTCGAACTGATGGAACGAGCCGAGGCCCGGGAGAACAACAAGTTTGCGGCTCTCCCGGTCGGCCGTGAGCTTGCGGGGGCAAGGTAATGGCGAACAAACTGTGGACTTCATTTCTGGAACGGATTGAGGGCATCGCTCCGGGTTCGGCCTCGTTCGATTCTAGCGGTGGCACCGCCCAAATGGATTTCGTAGTCGCACGAGACCAGATGCCCGGTATTGCCACGAACATCCTCGGCGCATCGGCTGTCAACCAGAACGGTGGACTGAACCGTTCCGTGCCGCTTGCGCACCCAGAGTTCAACTGGCTATACGCCACGAAGATTTCCACCGTGCAGGGAATTGGCCCGTACGGTATTGACGAGTCTGGTAAGGGGCCGCTTTCGGTCGCAGATAATATTGACCGTGCCTACCCGCAATACTTCTGCCTGTTTGAGAAGTATCGCATCTCAGTGCAGTTTGAGGCGAGACCATATCTTGTCCTCACGGACGAGCAGTTGGCAGGGTTCTCTGCCACCCGTCGTGACTATGTCGGCACCGACTTAATGAACACGACTCAATGGACAGATCCCGCCGAGTGGGGGCGTTTTGTCTCCGTGCGGAGGAAACCGAAGGCGGAACTACTGCCCAGCAACTACGGCTCCTTCTACATGATTTCTCCAGACCTCGGTGGCACAGGTTTCCAGCAAGTGAATCAAGCGACTGGTGCCGGGCCCCGCATTCCTATAGTGATGAACGAGGTGGAGATTAAATGGTACTTCGTGCCGTTCTACATGACACAGAACACGAACTGGAAGAAGACCTACGGCACGGTTCACAGCAACGGTGCGGAGGTGCAACCGTTCTACGACTTCTCCACGGGGTCGCTGTTGCTTCAAGGTATCGAGTACGAGGACTATGCCGGGCCTGAAGGTCGCCCGCACAACCTAAATGCGGCTATACCGGAGACGCTGCGGACGGCTATCTACGAGAACCGCTATTGCGACATCACCTTCAAGTGCCTTGAGTTTGAAATCCCCGGCATTCTCAAGGCCACGCTGCCGAACATCCCTGTGCCGCAATGGCCACCGCCCGGGCTCGTGACGGAAGGACACAACCGCGTGCCATCCGCAAAGCTGATGAAATGGTGCTATGCCAACGGGGCAAATAACTTTATCGACTGGAAGCCGATCTTCCTTTCCACGGACTACCGAAGGCTGTTCAGGATGAACTGACAATGAGTCTCCTGCGTGGTGGAAATATTCTGAGTGAGTGGTTCGTGGCGAAGATCACGGCGGTTGGCACCGCTAGTGCGCCACCCGATGATGGCGTGCCCCACGCATGGGTGATGCTGTATCCGAGCGACAATCTCTCCCGCATGGTGGACAACGAGTATGCCCCGAGAACCATCGGTACGCTGGAGGATTCCCCTGCGTTTGCGTTGGACGGTTCTCAGTCTACCGTCGGAACCGTGGTGATGATGCGAAGGCGTGGTGCGAGCCCTATCCACAACAACGCCATGGAATTCATCAAGACCGAAGGTGGTGGTGGTGGTGGCGGTGGCGTGGACTCCGTGCAGTGTACTGGTGGTGAACTGGTGGTCGTGTACGCATGAGTGAGACACGCCAGAACTGTGCTGATGTCTACCCATCCGATCCGGGAAAGCCGTGGTACAACCAGTGCTGGGGATTTCGCCAGTTACCGGAGACTATCAACTTCGAGGTGGGTGGGTTCGGTGGTACGTTCTGTCCGCCAGCCGGTTCGTACTCAGGCGTGATGACCCGTATGGGGCCATGCAGTTTTGTGTACGAATGGCACAACAACGATTTCGGCATTGCGCTCTACATGAACGAGAACACGCCGCCACTATCTGACCACATCGACCAGAGTGGCACAGACCTCCTCAAGTGGCGGGTCGGCGGAACCATGTCTGAGACATCGAAAACCGCATACTGCGTTATGACAAACCCGCCGATGGGCAAGGTGCGTTTGGAGATTGCGGGAACGATTGCGAACGATGTCTGTTCCGGTAATTTCCGCATCTGGGTGGAGGAAACCTGAGATGGGGAAGGCCGGACACGCTTTACCGTTGATTGGCCAGTGCCTTGAGGTTCCCCGTGACCAGTCGGGTGCCATCCTCAAATGCACGCCGTTTCGGGAGTTTTGTATCCACACGACCATGAGCAACCCGTATGGGGGAGGCTCGGTAGACCTAAATAACATCGGCGGCATGTACTCGTGCGACAAGCGACATGCTGGTGCCGCAAACGGTACTGGCGTGCTTCCGGTGTTCTCTACGCCATCGGGATCGGTTCCTTACGGCAAGGTCTACGGGCGCACTGGTTCACCGATAACGCTGCCGGGGTTCTTCAAAGCGGACGATGTCTCTCCGTGGGAGAAACGACCCGTTTACCCTGAACGTCAGTGGTACGCACAAGGGCCAGCTATCACCTCTGCCCATTGCGCCATCGAGGTGCGGCGCAGACTGAAGGGCGTGGAGAATAACAGCTATGCCGGACGACAGGCGTGGAACATGACCGACTCCGATTGGCCCTTGAAACAGGGGGCCGATTGGATGGGGCCAATGCACCCAGCGAACTGCCTGTGGTCGAACAAGGAGATAGACGAGCCGCTTCTGGCGGGTGCGAACTTCGAGACATGTGGCGTGAAACCGCAGGTTCACTTCTGGTTCTGCTCACCGCTCCCGGCATACGGCAATGCGGCACACACGCAGCGTCTAGGCTCGTACATCGGTTTGTCCCTGTTGCATGTGGCCGGTTCAGGGTACATCCGCAAACCGTTGCGCCAATGCACGAAGTTCCCTTGTGAGGCAATCCCTCCATGTGGAGTAAACAGACCCGAGGATAAGGACAACTGTGTCGCCTCCGGGTTCCTCCCAGAGAACTATTTCGAGCCACCTAATCCGGTGACTGGCAAGCGGCCCGTGGTGAACCCGACATGGCAGTTCATGTTCGTGGAGACTTCGGTGTACATGGTCGGCGACACGCCGGAGCTTAATTCCCCACGCATCGGCTCGGTGCGTCACTGGTTCATCAACAGGCCATTCCAGCCGAACAACAATCCGTGCGACGAATACTTCTACACGCACTACTCGACAATGCAGGAGTACTGGAGGACACCAGTGACGATTGTCTCCAATGGTTCCCCGTCAACTATTGACTTCAACCTTTCAGGCTTTCAGGTTTACTGCACGCCATGAGTTACCCGGCAGTAAGAGTGGCACGGGATGTCTGCGGCGAGATCCCGTTGCAGATGCCCCCGAACCTTGACTGCTCGTTGTGCGGTCTGGGATGGCCACAGGCAAGCGGCGAGGTGATGTTCAACCTTTATCGTGGCGATGCCTGCTCCGGTTCGGAGACGGGTATCCTCGGTGACTACAGCTACTGGCTGAACGGTGCGAACCTCCCGGGGCGTTACCGTTTGCAATGTCGCAATCCCGGCCCGGATGCGGAACCGAATCCCAACGAGTGGATCGCAGGTGGAGACTTCTCGTGGGGCGGAACATGGCGACTGGACTGCTCGGTGACCGTGGTCACGAAGACCAGTGTCACGCTTACGGGCACGATTAAGTGGCTGAACCCGGCGACCATGAAGCTGGAGGTCTGGGCATCGTTCTCGAAGACGATGAACGAAGACAACCCGCAGGGAATCACAGATCCACGGCGACACCGCATCTTCAAATCCGGCAAGGTGGCCATTACGCCAAACGCCGCCAGTGGTGGCATCGGCGACCCGGTCACGCACATTTCGTTCGTGCTGGGCACCCGCCCCATGATCATCGGGTGCGGCACTGAACTGTGCAGCATGTGGGACGGGGCTCACTACTACACATGCTTCAGGGCGGAGGTAACGAGCGAAGCAAGTGGTGGCATCCCAGCACTCTCCCAGATGGGTAAATCACAGCAACCATGCGGAGGCCGGGACGACTACGGGCAGTTCCGTCCGTGGTGCAATTGCGACAGGATCACGCTGCGTGCGGACGGACAGCACAACGCAGTGGTGAACGAAGACCCGGCATTCATTGCCGAATACGGACATGTCGGCTCCCCTCCAGTTGATGCGGTGCAACAGGTTCAGGTCGGCGGTGGCCTACTGGTGAAGCGGTGGGGCTCAGGCCCGACTCGTGTGTGGACGCAGGATACCGCAGGCACATGGGTAGAGGGTACCGTCACGGTCTCAAAGGACTTCGGCCCGACCATATGGACGGTGACATTCGGTTCTCCGCAGTTTCGTGTGGCACGCCTGTTCTCGCTGGCCTTCCCGAATCCCGGCATATTGCCAGACGCTTGCGAGCCAGACCCCGCACCACCCGACCCGGAACCTTACCGATGGTACTGTGTGAACGGCACCTGCATTCAGGCCAATGTGCGACCACCCAACGCCACGGGTGGCCCGTACGGGAGTTACTTCGAGTGTGCTGGTAGCACATGTGCCCCGCCACCTCCAACGAAATGGTACTGCGTGAACAACGCCTGCGGTGAACACGCTGTGGCTCCCGTGGGGTCAACGGGGCCATTCGATAGCCGTGAACTGTGCGAAGTATCCTGCCAGCCACCGCCACCGGACGCTTCATGGTGGTGCGTGGATGGTTCGTGCGTGCAGACCGACATTCACCCGCCCGGTTCGACAGGGCCATTCAGCACCGCTACGGTATGCCAATCGCAATGCGGTCTGCAACCGCAGGTCTATGTCTGCAATACCGTAACTGCGTCTTGCAGTGGCATAGACCGAAATGTGGCCGTTGCTGCGGGCATAACCTTCTACGAAAACTCTTCGGATTGTCAGACGAGCTGTATCGAAGTCACGCCGGACAACCCGTTTCAGGGATACTACTGCGTACCGGAGAATAATGGGTCGTACGGGTGCATCTCGTGGGGCGGAACCAACGGGCCACCGAACAACGCCAGTGGCGGCAAGTACGACTCCCTTGAGGACTGTGTCGCCACCTGTGCCGAACCACCGCCATCCGGTCTGCCTTACTGGTGCGTTCAGTCCGCCGACATAGCCGTGAAGCAGTGCGCCCGTGCCGAAACTGCTCCTCCGGGAACCGTAAGTGGCCCGTACCCGACTCAGGTGCAATGCTTCGAAGCTTGCATGGTTGTGACAGATCCGGTTGAGCGTGGCGAGCGAAGCGAGCGGTCATACACGACAGTGGAGAACCGTCAGGACAGGTTCTGGCTCCCCTGTGTCCATCGTGGTGAGGAAATACCGGATAGTGGATTTACCTGAGCCACACGCAAGCCCTATGCCTGCAGTTTGCACGGCACCTGCTCTTTTTACGATCAGCCGCATACGAATATGGATTGCCACGATTGCGAGGATTACCGGCGTGTGATATAACATCGCAGCCGAATTGGAGGAAGATTGCCATGTCCGAAGACCGTATGATCAAAGACCTAGTCGCTGCCAGCGTGGTTACCACTGGCGACTTTGTACCCGTCCAATCCGCATCCGGCGTGGAGGCGATTAAGGCCACCGTTGGGCAAATTGTCTCCGCTGGTTTTCCGAAGGGGGCCGCAAACCAGATCCTTGCGATGAACCAAACGGGAACCGCCCCGGTCTGGGTGAACGGGAACCCGCCGTTCACGGCGGCAAACGCTGGTCAGTTTCTCGGGGTGAAACCAGACGGCACCGCTATGGAATGGCGGAATACATATTCGGAAGACACCATGGAGGGCTGGCCTTCGGTTGGTGCTGTGGTGGTGAATTCGAGGCCAATTGGAACGCTTTTGGGGTGGGAGAGCAAGCCTTCCATAACTTCCCTGACCATCAACGGATTGACGATTCTTCTCGGACTAGGCAGCAACACAATTGATTTACATCAATGGACTTCTCTAGAATCAATATCCATTCCACACCTGACAACTTCATACGGCACGATAAGGATCAGGGCGAGCAACACGGCCCTCAAAACGATTTCAATGCCACGCCTGAATCTGGTCAAAGGTGCGATCAATATCAACAACCTTCCAGAACTGACCACATTCGAAACGGCCTCAGGCACTGAGGTGTCGTCGATCTATGTGGCTAATTGCCCGAAGCTTAGCACAGTACCACAGAACATATTTGCCAATGTCATCGACTTCAGCGGCTGTGCAATTCCACAGACTGCGGTAGACAGTGTTCTCCGTTATCTCAAGCAAGAATTTGACGGCAAAAACAACGCCTTATCTATGTGGCGTGGAATACTCAACCTGTCCGGTGGCACGAACGCTGCACCATCCGCCAACGGCATCATCGATGCCCAGACTCTTATTGCCCGTGGTGCCACGATCACTTTGAACGGCACGGCCATTACAACGACAAAACGAACGACTGCTTTTGGCATACCTGACTACGACACGGTGTCGGACAAGGGCAAAACCCTTGCCGTTAAGGCGGATGGTACTGGTCTGGAATGGAGGGCATAGTGATGGAAGTTCGCACGAGCAAACCCGAGACAAGCTGGCGACTGGTGCATGGTGGCGGGGAGGTGATTCACCTCTTTGAATCATCCGGCATCACGCACACGATCAACCTGCTGGAGGAGTTTCCCACGAGGGAAGCGGCCCTCCAGAGGATTCAAGCGTTGGGACTGAAGTACACCGAACCCGTCGAGGAGAACGAAGATGCCGGTAAGTAGAGACAATGTCGTCGGACTGTTCTGGAACATACTGCGGCGACCGCCATCCGAGGCGGACATCTCCGCCCACACAAGGGCGGAATCCGCAGCCACGTTGGGCCGGGCATTCATCGAGTGCCACGAGTTCCTTGCTGGCATGGTGCGTGAGACCTTCCGCTGGTGGTTGAAGCGTGAGCCGGTCGAGTATGAACTTACGCAGTGGGTGAATAACTTCCAAAGGCTCGGTCAGGTGGAGGGCATGAAGCACCTGATCTGCTCCACAGAATCCCTACGCTACTGCGTTGACCCCCTTCAGGACGGGTCGATTGTGCCCAGCGACAAGTTCTGGAGCGGGACTGTGTTCGGCAACCAGCTGATCCGTTGGTGGAAAAACCGCGAGCCGAAGGAGCCGAAAGAAGGGCTGATGTACGCCCTGCGTGTGAACGTGGGCAACGGCGTCTTCCCGGGCTTCCAGATCTTCGACATGGTGGCGCAGGAGGACAGCAGTATCGACAACCGGGTGCGCCGCAATTACGAGGCTCTACTGGGTCGTGACATCACGCCAGCAGAATACATCCATTGGAGAGCCCCTGTTGCCAACGCAGTCTGGGTTCATCAGATTGCAAGCTCTCCAGAGGGTCTGGCGCACGGCTTGTCGCTATCACGGCAACGCAGCGTTGAGAACCTTCCTGTGTCGAATATTCCACCAGCGCCGGTGGCTCAAGCGGTTCCACCGCAAAACTTCTACACATACCCGGAGGCTTAAATGGCAGACGAAACGAAGTTGAGTGCCGAGCGTTGGCAGGTGATCATCGCCGCTATCGGCACTGTGGTCGCTACTCTGCTGGGCACCAGCACGATGACGACACCTCTGGGCCAACGACAGAACGAGATCGTCCACGAGGTTCGCTCTATTAGTGAGGACAATAAGCGGCTGAACGAGCGAACACTGGAGATCATCGAGTCACGCACCGAGATGTTTCGGCAGATTCAGCTGAGGCTGGATGCGTTGGAAAAGAAGGTGGCCCCGAAGTGATTGCGGCTATTCTATTGACTGTGTGCGGTGATGTGGTCGTAGTCCAGTCCGTTCGTGACGCTGGGCGTGACAGGTCTGGCGGCGTATCGTTCAGTTCGTCCGCCAGCTTTTTCACCGTCTCTAGTCCGGTTATTTTTGACACAGTCCGGCTGTTCGGCACCGGCACGGTGGACAATGTGACCATGCGTGTGCGGGACATCTTCAGCACAGACCTCAAGGTCTGGAGTCTGGGGAATATCAACCTTGCCGATGCCGGTTCCACATTCACGCTGGGCGGGTACACACTTGACCCGAACCAGAATTTCACCTTTCAGATCGACGGTACCACCCGCAATAGTTCCACCATCTATGGCGGATCTAATGCGTGGACTAATGTCCAGAATGCCAGCTTTGCTTTCGGCGAGTTATCGCCGGGCGTGTACGGCAACCAATCAAACACAGGGCAATTCAGCCCTCTGCAATACCAACTGGGCGCATCGGTTCCCGAGCCGGGAACTTTTATCATGGGAGCAATACTATGCTGTTTGGCCTTTGTTTATTGGCGTTTGGCCAACTGACCTTCCCCTCCGCCATCAAGGGCGAGCCGAACCAGTTCATCACGGTGCAGCCCTCCAGTTGCTTAGGTCTGGAGGTGCAGTACTACCCGCTGGACGGTATCACTGTCTTTCCGGGTGGACTACTCGTTGACCGGAAAATCACCGTGGTTCTGGCTCCACGGCCCGGATCGTACCGACTGTTGGCCTACACGAGCGTAGACAACAAACCCACGCCGCCAACGGTGGTAACCATCGAGGTCGGTGGTGGTGCCCCGTTGCCGGTTCCACCGAACCCGCCAGAACCGATGCCGCCACAGCCATCACCAGACATTACGGCTGACCAACTGTACATCGACCTGCAAAGCATTCTCGGAGGACTGTCGGAGCCGAACCAGAAGCAGCATCTCGCAAAGCTGGCTGGCGTGTTCGAGCGTGGTTCACGTCTGACTGGCGTGGCCACGGTGGGGCAACTGTACAACGAGGTGCGGAAGATCTCGGCGGCATCCCTGCCCAACGATGTGCTGCGTGTGGCCCGCAATCGCATCGGCGAGACAGTGAAACAGAAGATCGGGGATGTGGCGGATAGTCCTGTAGACCCGAAGAAATACGGGGAAACCTTTGCCCGCATCAGCGCAATCCTCAACAAATTAGCTGGAGAATAATCATGGCCGATGAGATGTTTCAGGGTTGGGTTGAAGATCCAGTTGCCGTTGGTGAGGTGCTGGAGGGCTTGCCTTTTCCAGTTTTCGGCTCGACGGATGCGGCAGGGCTCTCGCTGGAAGAGTGCCCGGACGAAGTGTTGGGTTGGAAGGTGTGGAAGGAAGTAACCGGGAACCCGTGGCCGGTATTCCAGCAGGGTTCCATCGGTTCATGTGTGGCGTTTGGTACCTCGGCTGCCATCATGTTCACGATCGCCAGCGAGTGTTACGCCGGTGAGCCTGAGACTGCTTTCATTCCCTGCTTTGAAAGTATCTACGGACTCTCCCGTGTGGAGATTGGCCAGCGCCGTCTGGGTCGCGGGGACGGGAGTATTGGGGCGTGGGCAGCTAAAGCGGTTCGTGATTACGGTGTGCTTCCTCAAGGCGTTCATGGTAAGTACGACCTGAGTAGCTATAGCGTGAGCCGTTGCAAGGATTGGGGATGGAGCGGTTTGCCGGACGACCTTGAGCCGGCTGCGAAAAAACATCCGATCAAAGAGACCACGCAGGTCAGGACATTCGACGAGCTGGTCCTCGCGCTGGCGCAGGGATTTGGCGTGCAGGTGGCCAGCTCGCAGGGGTTCTCAATGCGCCGGGATTCGGCCGGTTACTGCACCCCGTCTGGGCGTTGGCAGCACAGCATGTCATTCATCGGCTATCGTCGAAAAGGCCGAGCGGGAGCCTTTATAGTGAATTCATGGGGCGGGTCTACCACGACCGGCCCGAAGAGCCACGAAGATGCGCCTCTGTCCGGCTGGTGGGTTGAGGCCAATGTCGTGGAGAGTATGCTTCGCCAGAACGATTCGTTCTGCTTCTCAGGTCTGGCTGGTATGCCCAGACGTACGGTCGATTGGTCACTTATTTAACACAAGGAGAATCTCAAATGGAACTTCCAACAACACTAGACCCCCGATCCTTGACCACCATTTTGTCGAAGTTTACTTCGCCAGTATCGGTGAGCAACCGTGAACTGGCCGCAGCCCTTCACCATTTGGTGGGATATTTCGCTGGCGTGGTTATCAAGGATGTGGCTGAAGCGGATGTGTTCTTCCAAATTCACGACGGCTCGGAGGAGATGCTTTCTCTTGCCATTGCCGAACTGGAGAAGGGTGGCGAACTAGATAGCAAGGGCAATCCAATCGTCATCATGCTGGTGACGAAGTTTGCCATGCTGGCTCTTAAGCGATGGCTGGAGAACCGTAAATGAGTGGCCCGGGTTTGATCCTTGCTTGTGCGTATGGTGGCACCATCGACATTGGTGGGGTCGCCAGTGTCACTCCGGTCGAACCCGTATCCTGCGTGAAGGTTCTGGAGGCGGACGGCACGCAGGCCGAATATCTCCTCGGTGCGGACAACATCTTTTCTCAGGAAGGCATCGAGGATAAAGACGGTGTCTGGGTGGTGCAACCCGACTCGTTCACCGCCTCCGGGTTGACCATCTGCCTCGTGCCCCGGGCATGGTTCGAGGCCGGAGACCCGGAGGCTTTCCCACCGTGCCTGCGAATGACCTTCTCTCGCACGGTTCGAACGCACAAGTATGGACAAAGAATATTCGTGTGGTCTGGCAACGGTGCGGAACTCATCCTCCGTGACCCGGAGGGTGAAACCGACTTGTGCCTCATGGAAGGGGACAATGTCCAAATCACAGAGGAAGTGTCCGTGGAGCTGGAGGCCGTGAAGGGCCGCTCCACTGTGCGGTTGCGGGTACACAAGCCGAGAGAAATGCTAGCGAAGAGGATGCCCCGATGATATTAACCGATAGAGACATTCGTGAGTTCGTCTCGGAGTTAGAGCCAGATAGACCAGTTCACACCATTCCACAGGCACCGGAAGCCTGTATCGGTTATGTCTATATTCCCGGGCATGGCGCACCGACAATTGTATACTGCTATAACAAGCTTATAGAATCCTGCATGGTTCACGGTATGACCGTAGAAGAGGCTATAGAGTTTGTAGAGTACAATATGATAGGCTGGTACGAAGAGGGCAACCTCCCGTTGATTATCCGACCGGTACAAGCGTTCCCAGAATGCGATTAGTGTTACAAAAACACCTCTAATTTGCGTCCAAACGCTTCGGCTGGCCTCCGGGCCACCTACGGACGAGATCGTCGTTTATAAGCGAATGGGGACAGCCATGTCCGATTTGGGGGTTGAAAGCCGTGGGTGGAAGAACCGGAAGCCGAGAAATGAGAAAACGATTAGATCGAGGCATTTGCGCGCCGCACCCCCCCCACACCCCCCCTGCTTATAAAGACAGTACTTATACTTATATAGAATAATAATAAGAACGAGTAATAAGTACGAGTAATAAGAATACTTATAAGTACGAGTAATAAGAATACTTATAAGAATACTTATAAGTACGAGTAATAAGAATAAGAATAAGAATAAGAATAAGAATAAGAATAAGAATAAGAATAAGAATAAAGACATATGTTGGCAAAGTGCCGATGGTAAACAGCAGATTGAAAAATTTTTAAAATTTCTTTGTCGGGGTAGACATCCCGGGATCGCCTCCCTACATTTAATTGACCGGACGAAAGGTCTGGTTGGTTGGGCCGAGTTGGCCTAGCTGGTTATCACGAACGATAAGGAACCGTTATCATGGCACACGAAATAGATATGACCGCAGGTTACGCAGCTGCCGCCTTTGCTCGCACTCCTGCGTGGCACCAGTTGGGCAAGGTAATGCCCGACCACATGACCGCAGACGAGGCGTTGGACGCTGCGGGGCTGGATTGGAATGTGAGCCTCCGCCCTGTGTACCGAACCAACAGGAACGGCGATCTCCAGCTGATCGAAGACCGCCGTTGCGTTGTTCGGGATGACACCGACGCAGAACTGGGCCTCGTGTCGGACAAGTGGGTACCGAGCCAGAACTACGAACAGGTCGATTTCATTGATGCCCTTATCGGCGAAGGGGCGAAAATCGAGTCTGCTGGCAGTTTGCGTGGCGGGAAGCGGGTCTGGTTCCTTGTGGATCTCAAGGCCACATTTGAACCGGTCAAGGGTGACCCCGTGGAGAATTACCTGCTGTTGCTAAACGGCCACGATGGTATGACCTGCCTTCAGGCCATCGGCACAGGTGTCCGGGTTGTGTGTGCCAACACACTGGCCCTTGCCATGGAGAACGCCGAGAAGAAGTTCGGCCGCTATGTGCGTCTACGCCACAACGGCAAGCTGGAGGAGAATGTCCAGCTGGCCAAACAAACCCTGCACATGCTGCGTGGGCAGGCCGAGTTCACGGCCCTACAGGCGAACTACCTTGCAAAGAAGAAAATGGACAGGGAGAAACTGTCCCACTTCTTTGCCGAGCAGGTCGCAGCCATGCAGTTCCCGAAGGAGCGTTCCGAACTAATCCTTGCCCAAATGGCAGAGGGTTTGGAGCTGGAAACCAACAGCCTACCCGGTATGCGTGGCACGGCGTGGCAGGCTTTCAACGTGTTCTCCGAGTGGGTAGATCACAGCCCCCGCAAAATGTCCAACAGTGTTCGGATGGAATCTGTGTGGTCTGGTGAGGGCTCGAAGCAGAAGGTTAAGGCGTGGGAGGCACTCATGGCGGTGTAATGGTTGGAACACTACCCGGGGGCAACACGCTCCCGGGTTTTGTTGGTGGTGAGATATGAAAAATTTTTCATGGTTGACCCCACGATGGGTAGGGCCTAATATACAGGTGTTGGGGGGAGTTCCCCCGGCAGGAACGAACGAAAGAATGAAGGAGTGAGAGAAATGAACACAGCGGAAATTCAGCCCGTTAACGACCTCGTGGTTGCAATCGGTAAGGCTCGTAGAGTGTATGTTTGGAGCAACTGGATGGAAGGTGATGGGTGCTATTTTAAGGTGAGCAAAGCCGAAGCCCTTGCTGTGGTGGGGAGCGATATGTTTGCTGGTAAGGGGGCACGGTTTTATGTGAACGAGTGTGGGGAACTGCACATCGGTTAAAAATGAAAAATAACAGGCCCGGTTGACACCAGTTGTGACCGGGCCTAGTATACAGGTGTCGGGTGAGTTACCCGGCAGGAACGAACGAACGAATGAAGGAGTTACCCATGTACGCCAACGCTGAACTCGTGAACCGTGAACTGATGAAAACCAAAAACGCCCTGCGTGCCCTAATCGTGGAGGTTGCGCAATCTACCGATCTTGAATTCGTGGTACACACTGCGACCCGGGTCGCCGATACGCTCGAGCTTTCCTTCGGGGTCTGGTTGGCTGCGGAGTATGGGTACAAGGGGTTGGAGATCGCACACGACATGCGTGAGACGATGCGTGGTGCTGTGATCACCATACTGGAGAACGAGAAGCGGGTGGGGCGGCAGGCAAAGCTGAACGCCCGTGCTGAGCGGTTGATGAAGCTCTACGGTGACACAAGCGTGCGTTTGTACGAACTCACCTGCGACTTCTACAAAAGGCACCAGCAGGCTCTCACGGCCTAATGAGAACCACCCGATGCCCTGCCGGGGAATGCAGGGCGTTTTTTGGAACGAACGAGGAGTGAGTTATGAAGGACGTTTGTGGTGAGCAGTTCTGTAGGACGAGGCACGGTGGGCTCCACGACCGTGGTAGTGCGGATGCCTATTACAGTCGCCCCGCCCAACCACACTGGTGGCCCTCCGGTACTGGGTTCGGGGAGAAGGTTACAGACCTCACCCCGGAGGAGGTTGCTGAGTACCTGATCGGGTACGCCAGCATACAAGACCTCAAGGAGTGGGACTGCGAGTAATTTCACACGAAAGAAGGAGGCGAACATGTCTGGAGCTACACCGAAGTCTGTGCGAGCCGAACTGAAGAGGCGGGGCCTGCCGTACACGATCCACAAGGATGGCGGGTGTTGGTATGTGTGGGGGCCGGGCTGCGAGTCGTGGTTTACCACAAGCTTAAGCACCTACAGGTTTGATGGTGCGACATCTGGGTTCTGGGTGGACTGGATCGAGGACATGGCGAAAGAAGAGGAGGAACGGCAATGTGGCGAGTGACTCTTGTTTTGGATTCCAAACGAACCGACTGCGGACTATTCACAGACCGTGACGATGCCATGAAGGTGGCTCGGGTTGAGATGGATGCTGCGAAGTCCCGGCTGTCTGGTGCGGGCTGTGTAACGCCCGGTTTCCTTGCTGTCACCGTCGTGAAGGAGCCTGTCGATGCGACGCTGTGAAATGTGGAACAGCCCCCACACGATTTCCTTCTATTCGGAGAAAGTGAGTGTGGAATGGTTGCCGACTGGCGAGGGCGACAATGTCAAGTTGACCGTGCGGTACAGCCCGGAGGTGGCGGACGTTTTGTTCGTGTCCAATCCTGCGGGCGGGGCGTTTGTGGTCATGCAGGGCCTTGATGAACCTATGGTTGACCGTTGGCTCAAACCGGACGGGTTGCCGTGGGCTGTGTGCATTGCGGACTGCACTTCAACTCTCGGGTTCGCAAAGCGGGTAGTCCGCTCTGTGGCCCGGTTTTATGCGAGGTACGCAACGGGTGCGAACCTTGCAAGGCTTCTACGGTTCTCACCGGAGAAGTATGACCTGTTCGTGAGTTTGATTGAGGAGGAAGAGAATGAGCAGCTTGTTTGACCTGACGGCAGAACTGCGACATTTGGAAGCACTGGTGTCCAGTATGTCGCCAGACGGGGAGTTGCCCGAGGATGTAGTCCGTTGGTTGGATGACACCGAAGGGAACTATGCCCAGAAGGTGGAAGGGTACTGTGGCGTGATCGGCGAGCTTGAGGCCCTTGCGAAGGCACGGGAGGAGGAGGCTAGTCGTGTGCGTGAACTGGCACGGTTAACGGCCATGCAGGTTGAGCGGATGCGGGAGGCTCTCAAGCAGTCTTTACTGAAACTGGATCGTCCGAAGGTGGAGACGCTGCGATATAAGGTCTGGGTGCAGGCCGCTGGTGGCAAGCAACCCATGGCCGTGAACGAGTGCTTTGTGCCGCACGACTGGAAGAGAGTTGAATTGGTCACCGACAAGGAGAGAATTCGTACAGCCCTTGAGGGTGGGCAGGCGTTGGATTTTGCGGAGCTTCTGCCCCGTGGTCACACACTGAGGATCAAGTAATGAACTGGAACAGCAGTTGGTTCTACAGCGATCTAGAGGCCGAGTGGGAAGAGTTTTTGCGTCTCGCACAGGAGACAAACGACTTTGAGGAGGATTTCGCATGTTCAGATTGAGAGGAGGTTTACAGATACAGCGAGCCTCGGGGGATGGATTCTACATCCTGTTTCCGAACGGTCGCAGAATTAACTTCATGCTGTCCGGCTTCGGCTTTGTGGAAGGCGATGCTGTGGTGGACGTGACCGAGGTTGGTGTCGCATCTCAGGTAATGCAGATGCGAGAGGGAGACGAGTTCACCTTTGGGGGTGAACCCGAGGCCGTGGTGGCCGTGGACTGGGTGCATGGCGGACGGGCGCAGTTTCGGGTGATCGCCCCGCACAGTGTGGTTGTTCGTCGGAACGAGGTTGGTTAAACGAGTTGAACGAAACGAAAGGAAGAAGTGAAATGAGTGCTTCAGAGAATACGGATGGCGGGATTGGCCGAGCCGAGTTGGCCCTAATTCAGGGCGACCTGTCGAAGCTGACCGAGGCGGAGCGTCTGTCGTACTACCGGACTGTCTGCACCAGTGTGGGGCTGAACCCGGCGACAAAGCCTCTGGGCTATATCGCCTTTCAAGGGAAGCTCGTCCTCTACGCCACAAGGAACTGCACAGACCAGTTGCGTCAGTTGCACGGCGTGACGCTGGTGTCGCACGAGATACGGGAGGCAGAAGGCGTTCTTTTTGCCACGGTGTCCATGCGTGACCGGTCTGGGCGAACCGACACCGACATCGGTGCGGTGCCAATCAAGGGCGTGACAGGCGAGCCGTTGGCCAACGCCTACATGCGGTGTCTAACAAAGGCGAAGCGTCGCTGCACACTTTCGTTGTGTGGGCTCTCTATGTTGGACGAGACGGAGATGGACACCATTTCCGGGGCTCGCATCGTGGACGAGCCTGCACCACAGGCACCACAGGCACTACAGGCGAAGGCTCTGGTTCAGCCGAAGTCTGATGAACCGGTTGAGAAGAAACTGGTCGCCAACGCCCAGCGTCGGGATCATCTCTTAAGCGAGTTCACCATGCTGTTTAATAGTGCAAAGAACTTCGGTCGCCTGCCAGCCGACTGGCAACAGTACATTCGCTCCGCCTTCGGTGTCACTACCCTGCGTGAGTCGAGTGTGGATCAGTTGGGGCATTTGATCGACTGGGTTGCCCCGTATGCCCGTGAGGACGAGGAGCCCTTTACCGAACCGGATCGGGAGTAGTGTTCGTGAACCCGGCCGTGCTGTGCGACCGGGTTCGTTTTGTTTTGGTGATGTCTTTATGGAGATTGAATCGTGGAAGATTTCTTTGCTGCGTTTGATGGAAAGAAGCCCGAACCCGTGGCCAAATCCCTGCGGGAATCCGACCTACCGGATGGCATGGTCGTGTGTGAGGTGGTGAGTCTTGCCCCAGTGTTCGTTGACAAGGTTGGGGCTCATGCACTGCGTTGGGAGTTAATCGTACGCCACGGTGAGTTCGATGGGAAAAAGCTACAGGCATCCGCCTTGATGGCTGGCTGGCGTATTGATCAGGTCTGCGGTGGTCTTGCCAATATCGGCTGCAAGGGCGAACTCGTGACCGACATCGTGCGAGACGCAATGGAGGTACTGCCCGGGCAGGTTGTCCGGTTCCGCAAGACCTCCACCACCAGTCCGAAAACAGGGAAGACTTATCACGACCTCCATCCCGTGGGTATTGTCTCCGGGGAGAGTCTTCCGTTCTGATGGTTGTCACGAACCCGGGGGAACCTATCTCCCGGGTTGTGTGGCGTAGCGTAGCGTAGCGTAGCGGGGGTGGCCGATGGGCGACGAAGAGTTTCAGGCGATAGCCGACGAGCTGCGGGAGTTTGCGTCACAGGATCACACCTTCCCGATTATGAGTATGATCCTTGACCTCGTTGAACACGCCGAAAATCTACGGGACATGGTTGCTGAACTGGCAACCGGCCTCGATGATTACGAACTTCTGACAATGGTGGACGACCTACTGGGATAAGGGGGCAGGGATGAACCGGGTGAAGTTGTCTGAGATTCGGGAGAGGTTCTGTAGCGGTAGTCCGTATTCCATTTTGGATACGGGGGCCCTCATTGAGTATGTGGACGAACTACACGCAGCGATCCGGTCGCACAGGGCGGAGGTGGTGCGGATGGTTGGCACAGCCAATGTGGGGATGGTTCACAAGCTGTTGTGGGCATATGCGGATGAGTATGCCCGAGTAGGCGACTAAAGAAGGAGTCTAAGAATGAGTGAGCTGGAAAACCTGCGAGTGCAGAACGCTAGGTTGATTGCGAATTCGGATCAGATGTTAACGCACCTCCGGGAGGGGGTGAAACTGATGGACGAACTCAAGGTCGGCATAGTGGAGATATTGACGGCGGTGAACACACACGCCGTAGCGAACAAGCGACCGCTCAAGCGTGACCGGGAACTGTACTCGGTTCTCAAGGATTGGATGAACCGATGGCCACTGGAGGAGGAGACAGATGCTGACACTTCCAATTGAGCCAGAGGAGGTAGAGATTGCAAGGGACGAGGCGAAGAGGATGGGGCCACTGCGGGGGACGATAGTTGGCGTGCCGGGGAACTTTGCTGGTGTGATCGGGGAACTTGCGGTTGCACGGGTTCTCGGCTATCTCGGAGCTAGGCGGGACAATTCTTACGAGCATGACATCACGGTTGCCGGTTGGCGATTTGATGTGAAGACGAAACGTCGGTCTGGAAAGCCTGCGACCGATTTCGTTGGCACCGTACCCGTGCGTCAAGTTCAGGATTGCCACGGCTACATCTTCACCAGTGTGGAGATGGACAGAAAGGAAAACCCTGTGTCAGTTACCATCTGTGGGTGGCAGCGTAAAGACCGTTTCCTCTTTCTGTCGGAGGTGATCGAGGCTGGTGTTATGGATCCTTCCAACGGTTGGGTTTGCAAGGAGTCGTGCCGAAATATTCCATATTCAAAGCTCGACAGTGTCTTCGACCTTGAGTGCCATCTCATGCTGGCGTTGCGAGGTGTGAAGTGAAAGGGATCTTGATGGTGCTGCTGTCGCCCATGCTCACGGGGCGTGCGGCGGCGCGGTTGGCAGCGGAGGGGGGTGTTACTCACGCCGAGTTAATTGGTGGCGTGTTACTGGTGCTGGCCGAGATGGTGGAGACCAAAGAGTTCCGGGTTGACGACTTGAATCGTGTGGTTGGCGACAGGTTATCAAGTCTACTGATTGACCGGTATTTTAGCGTCGATGCGAGTGGCGTGGTGAACTACACGCCGATGGTGGAAATTCTTCGGGGTGGTGGTGGTAAGCGGTTGGCTGCGAAACCGGAGGAGCCGTCTATCTTCCGGGCGGACGAGTTGATGGAGATCGCAGACGAGGTTGACCCGGTTGTGTTGACCATGCCTTGCAAGAAGACAAAGGAGAGCCCTTCTGGGGAGTGGGTGCTACGGCGTAGCGTTCTGGACAGACTGGCGTCCGAGTTCCCGGGAGTGGATGTGATGTCTGTGGCCCATAGGTTTGCGGGGTGGTGGAAGGCGAAGCCTCCCTGCCGTTGGCGTGGGGACTGGGTACGCACGCTTGAGTCGTGGTTGCATACGGAACTCTGCCGTTCGGGGCAGAAGACGACCGTGCAGAGCCGTGAAGACGAACGACGCAAGACGATGGCCGAGGCCTACCACACAGCGAACGCAAAGCACATGGCGGAACTGTGCAGCCCACGGTTGCGTGCCATCTTCCAGCTGGAGGAGTTACAGAAGGCCGTGGGCGGTTTGACCGTGAGTGGTCGTGTCCGGTTGGCGGCCCTGAAGATGGGTTTGGAACCGGGTGCGGAGTCCACTCCAGAGGGAGAGGCGTTAATCACAAAGGCGAAGAGTATGTTCTTCGGGGAGGCGAAAAGTGGATGAATTGGTTCCGGTGGAGGAAGCGGCCCGGGTGCTGAACGATGCGTTGCGTGCCGCTCGGGAGGCATCGTCTCGTTACCGTGGCCTCATGCGGAGGTCACGGTACCTTGCGACCCGGGAGTATGTCCTGCGGGAGTCGGCAAAGGAAGGCGGCCCGTGCGCACGGTTGTGTGGTCGCAGGGCAAGGCCCGGGCGGGTGGACTGTCTCGAATGCTCGGAGAAGAAGAAGCGACTGACCATAGAGGCTAGAAAGCGGAGGCGTGACGATGAGTGACCGAGACGCAGACCACATGTTGTCCGAGTTGCAGGAGGCGCGGGCGGAGGTTGATCGGCTGCGTTCTGATCTAGCCGGGTTGCGCCTGCTGGTTCTTCAACAAACCTCGGTGACCTCACGCGGTGAGCGGTATTGGCCGGAGTGGGTTAATAAGTATTTTGATTCAATTGGTTCGGCGAAGGAGGTGAGTATGAGTGAGGATGCCCCAGCTTTCTACTGGGAAATGATGTTCAAAAACCTTACACGGGAAAACTCCAGACTGCTCGACCAGTTGTGCGAAGCGGACGAGAAAATTGCTGAGCTTGAGTCGGAGAACGCCAAAATGCGTGACCTGCTCCGCTGGCGTGATGCGTATGGTGAACCACCA